CACTTGTGAATGACGTGATTCCTCCACTTGATGCTCCTATAGCAACAGACTTTTTCATCCTTGCCTGGATAGAATACCCAGTAAGGTCAAACACTGCCTTACTTTCCTGTTTAACAGCAAATGTTGATTTGAAATCAGCACCTTCCAAGATTGTAAGGTTTACACCATAAGCAGTTTGTGAATCTGGATTGAAAGTGATTGTATTGTTAGCCATTGATTACTGCTTTTAACATTTTTTTAATATCATCTAGATCACCCTTTAAATCATCTACTTTTTTCTCAAGGGAGTCAACTCGTTCTTTATCGGATTGTGTTTTCTCCCTATTTTTTATGTATGCTTCAAATTCATTTTTATCTGTGTTGATAATAGCATTATTGCTTTTATCCCTAGATAAGTTTCTATTGTCATTAACAGGTACAAATTTCATGCTAATGCAATTGCTCTAAGGTTTCTAAATTGTGGAACAACTGCTTGGTTGCTTGAAGTACCAATCAACTTAAGTCTGAATGACTTAAATGGAGGTAGTTTATCCATTGTAAATTTGTATTCAGTAAAATCATTAATGGCAGGTCTTGGAGTTAGATTGTCATTCTTTTCTTTAGCAAGATCAGGTGTTCCATCAGAAATAGAAGGATCAATTACATTACCAAAGAGGTCAATGTTATTGATGCCTGGGAATGGAATAAATTTAGTTTCAGCAGCACTTAAATCCTGATCAAGAGCAAAGAACATTCTAACATCACTTGATGTGGATACATAACCATCTATGAATACTTTCAATGATGTTGCTGGATTTTCCAGTGTCACATTCTTTGTAACATAAATCATACTGTTTGGATCATTAGGTATTCCAACAACTCTTGGATCAGTAGCAAAATTAGTAACAGGACCATCAACCCTATTAGAAACAAATACAATAGAGGAATGATTCATATCAATCATTGGTGAGATTCTCCTGTCATACGTAAGAAGATCAAGATTAAGAGTGAATGACTTACCACCAGGAAGTTGATCAAGATATGTTTGCTGATTAATTTCAGAAGCAACCATTCTTTGGGATGTAAAATAGTTTTTCTTATTGAATTGTATGTCTTCAAATCCCTGATCAATATATGAGCTTTCTGTCCCACTCACAGAAGTTTCAGAAATTGTTCTAGCAGAGGCAAGAACATATGAACCTTCTGGGGAAGTAGATGTAACACTAGGAACTATCAAAGAGTATGGAATGTTGTAAGAACCTCTTGCACCTGTTGCTGTAGACCCTTCAAGTAAATAATTTTCAGCAGGGATAAATGTTCCACCAACACTTGTTCTGTTAGTTCCATTGTTATTCATGTCAATCTTTACATGATAGTGATCAATACCAATTGGGTCAGTCTTAGTGACTAAAGAAAGATCATGAATTGTGTTAATTCTTCTCAGAGAAACATTATTAAACTCATACTTATTTACAAGTTCATTTGTGCCATAAGTGGCAGCATTTCCTTCTACTGCCCTACCAATACCTGTAAGTGTTCCAGATGTTCCAGATCCAGCAGTAACACCATCATAAGAAATAATTTCACTACCAATCTGAATATATCCAGGGTTGGTATTTGAAACACCAACATTTTCAAATGAATCAAATCCAGTGATATTAGCAATAGAAATTGATGCTGTGCTTGATCTTGAGTAATTAGTAAGAAGAGTTGTTGGTTCTTTTATTGGTTTGATGCCAGAGAGTTGAACCTTATTAGTATTTGAGTACATTCCATGATTTCTCTGGAAAATCTTAAGATGTAAACCATCCTCAAGAATAGTCGTTCCAGTTGGTACAACTGAACCACCAACACCAGCATTAATTGAAAGTCTTGTTCCTCCAGTAGAATCATATTCTAGGAAATCATTAGCATTGGTGCTAAAATCACCCTGAACATTGCTTAAGATCAATGTATCATTTGCTGTAATGATTCCAACTGTCAACTTCATACCACTACCAAGTTCATCTGTTCCAAATGCTATAGGGGAAAGAACATCACCAACAACAACATTGTTTCCACCAACATTTACAGTTGCTGCTACAGCAACTCCATTATTGATATGAATATCAGCAGTAACATTAGACCCTCTTCCTGTCAAAGTGGTTAGTGCAACCCCTGTAAACGTTAATTCACCGGATTGTGGTGTAAACCCAATTCCAGGGTTTGTAATAGTCAAATCTCCAGTAGCAATTCCTGTAAATTGATTAAGGATACCAGTAGCATCAGTATTCTTTTGTGTAATTCTATTTCCAGGAATTAAGTCATAAGTGACACCAGTTTGATTAACAGTTGTGCCAATACCAACACTAAGAGTTCTTGCTAGTGATTGAACACCACCAGAACGAATTGCTTGATTTTTCTTATCAAGATCTGGGTTATAGAATTGAATATTACCAGATCCAACAAAATCTGCTCTATGAAGAACAAACTTCATATCTTCATATTGACTTGGATTCCATACTGTAGCATTCTGTGATTTGAACAGTGAACCCAAAAGGGGTTGTTCAGTAACTAATACTCTTCCTGCCTCTTGTGCAAGAGTTGTCACATCTGCCTCACCAAGTCTTGAAATCCAAAGGTTGTATGTTGTTACGTTTGATTTAACAACCAAAGCATATTCACGACCAGCAGCAAGATATACAGGTGACTCAAATCTGAATGTTGTAGTAGCACTACCATCTTCAGATATTGATACATCATCAGGATCTAAAGTTACCTCAGAGTATCCTAAGATTTTTTGGTTTGGTGTTCCAAGAGTTGTCTCTCTAATCTGAATTGTAACTGGAAGTTTATCATCCTTGGTTTGGAAGAAAAGATCAATCTTAGTAGCATAAATGCCTTTCTTAGAGTCAATCTTAAAAGTCTGAGCAAGAGGGTCACCACGTTGAGGAGGAGCTGGCGTGGGTCTTAGTGTTCTACTATTGATAATATCAAAACTCACATCAGATTCAATTGTTTGATCTTCAGAAGTTGCTTCTACAGTTTCTACACTAGCATTTCTCAGTGAAAGGGTGACTTCCTCAGTTGTATCAATATCACCCTGAGAATAGAAAATCTCCTGTGCCTCAGTTGTGGTTATTCCCTCAATAGTGCTATTAATGCTACTACTTGTTAATTTAAATACATTTCTTCCAGTATTAAACTGAGAAAACTCTTCCTCGTCAGGTCCAGGAACATTGAAGCATCCAATCAGAGTACCAACATTGTCAGTCTGTAAGATAATTCCCTGAACCGTTGCTTCAGCACCAGTGGTTCCCCCTCTTAGAATCATACCAGGTTCAATATTCCCATTGAATTCTGAATTTTCTTCAGAAGCAAGACTTGTAGTATCAATATTTAATACAGTTGATTCAGTTCCATATGTTGAAGGAAGATTTGATCCTCTAAGGTATGGATTGCTGTCATAAAAATCAGAAGGGTTGTTGTAAGCACCATACTTATGGTTTGCCTGAGCAACCCTTGCTGTAAATGTAACATCTGATTCACCAGATGGTGTTCCAGAAATAGTTTCATTAACACTGAAAGTGCCACTATTCATAGTGATCTGAATCAGTTTTGGAGTACACCTTGAAGAAACAGCACTGTTATCAAAGAAAGCAAATACTGTTGTATTTGGTTTCATTCTTGTGCTAATAAATTCAATGTTTCTCTCTCTCATCTTATTAGCAATTGCTCTGCTAATAACTCTGCTTCCAAGAGAAGCAGCCTCAGTTAATACCTCATTAACAGTTTGTTGAACACCAGTTCTATTCTGTTCAATGTTAATTGAACCATCAATAGTTGTTGTATTAATAGTTGAGAGGCTGGCATCTCCTCCACTAAGACCTAAATCTGCTGTGGATCTACCAGTTCTAGCAGAAGCTGCTGCAAATGTTTCATTCTGAGTGGTTTCAAACAGATCTAAATTGATTCCAGTGGTTTCCCATGAATTCCAAAGTGTAGGCGCTACACCAGTTCTAAGACCATCTTCTCCATCAGTTACAGTTGCTTGAAGTGCTTCAGCAATTGATGTAAAATTACCCTCAATTACCACATCACCAACTCCTTCATTGACATCTGGATCTCTAGTGCTTACCCAAACATCAGAGGTTGGATTTAATTTTACAGAACCTGCATAAAAATTAATTAAGAAAGGAGTTACATTTTCAACTCTTGTGGCATAAGGTTGTGTGATTTCAGAAACTTCAGCATAATCCAAACTAACAACATCACCAGTTCTTCTTACACCTTGACCAGATAGAGCAGCAAATCTTGAATCAGTATTTGCATTCGTTTCAACTCCTATTCCAGGAATGGCGCTATTACCAACCTGAAGATTGACTGCTGTAGAGTAATGTGCAGGTCTAAGAACTTTATTGACTGGATCAATACTATTCCTTATGCCAATAGTTACATCTTGAGGTGTAAATGATGAGAAATTATCAATAAAAATTCCAGATTTAAACCTATTAAGACCATTAACATCAGAAACAAAAGTATTAAGAGTATTTTGCTCAAGCATGTTTAATGATGTATAATACTCAAGATTTTTTACTCTTGTTTCAAGTTTTGAGATATCACTCATCTGATATCTCTTATGTTGAATGAATTTTGTCTTTGAATCTTTTATGTTAAAAAGATATGGTGGATTAAAAATATTAGCAATATTTAATGCACCAGAAAGAACATCAGGCAATTCTGGTAGATCTGAGGGAACACCAAGAGTCACTTGAATATCACCGTCTCTGGTCATATAAACTCTATCTGCTCTTCCCAAATAATAATCATACTTGAGAATGGTATTTTGATCACTTGAAATAATATGTTTAGAACTATGATTTCCATTATCAAAAGTTCTACCTTCAAATTCAAATGGTGATGTAGCACCAGAAGATACTGAATAATCACTTACTCTTGGTCTTATATCAATTAGGTCAGTATTTCTAAATCCATTAGTGGATTGAACTTCTCTACCAAAATCAAGGTTTATATAAGAATTTGCTGTTGTAAAATCACCAGTATCATTTGGATCATAATCTAGATTTGCAAAGTAAACGAGTAGTTTTTTAGATGGTGCTGATACCCCACCCTTTCTAACAATTCTTGACAGATCATAGATTGTTTTTCTTTGACCATTATCAAAATTGAAGTTTTTAGTTATATTAGGAGAACCAACACTCAAATCAGATACATTTGCCTGTACACCTGATGTTTGAAATACAATAATCTCATTATTTTTAAACGATTTATTGTTGATATAAGCAAATTTAATTTGACTTGAACTTGGTTTCTCAAGCAATATTGCTTTTGACTGCGACAAATCACCAATTATAGTATCACCAATAATCAAATCATTTGTGTTAGCATTTGGACCTGTCATATTAATACAGGTCATCATTGGAGGCAATGGTTGATTTACATCTACTGATTCATAAACAGCATGAACTTTGAAGACATCGGGAACATTAAGTGAGATAATATCATCCTGAACCCTTGTACCAAATGGGAATGCTCCATATGTAAGGCCATCATTCAATGTTGTTCCTGCTATACCAATAGCATCAATACCTGATGCTACATCAGTTGATTTGTCAATGATGATACTCTTTACAATATTCTTTCTCTTTATTTTAGAGGTAATTTTGTTCTGAGTAACTTCGCCAATTAAAACTGCTTTACCATCGTTACTATGACTCAATCCTTGAATATTGATTGTTGTTCTATCAGTGTTAAATGTGAATTTATCAGCAGTAAGATTTTGTGTTACACCATCATCACTTTGAAGAGAATATCTTTCTGGGTCAAATGATGACCAGGTTTGAGTTAACACATCATCAACACTCACAGTTCCAGTGTCACCACTAGTGTTAATTGTTACCTCTTTTCTAATTCTAAAACTAGACTGTGAATTAAGTGTGTTTACACTTCTGACATTAGTGTGGGGGAGAGCACTGTAAAGGGTATCATTTCCAGCAAGGTTGCCACTATTTGAAATAGTTTGAAGTTTGGTTGATACAATTTTTAGGTCATTCGCATTAAAGTTTGCTGTTGGGAGTTCACCATCAACTACACCAGTTACAGTTGTAACACCAGAAATAACAAAATTAGTTGAACCAACAGAAACAACTCTTGCCATTGATGGGTCAAGTTTTCCAGGTCTATCAAATGTAATGAGGTTGCCAGTTGTGACAACACCTACAAATGTATTTCCAGACAATGCTGCTGATGTAACTGTTGAAACACCAGCACTACTACCAGTAATTGTAGCATTGTCAAAGGTAAAAGATCTCTGTTGTTTAATGTCAGCAGAAAATGTCTTTGAGACTCCAACATTAGCATATACTGATTTAACATCAGCAAGAGAATATTTCCTGAGATCAGTAAGAATTCTACTAATAGTAGGATAACCACTAAATGTAAGTTGCTCACCTCTTACAAATTCACCTGTAACACTGATCAAAGTGTGACCAATACCAGTGGTAGAAAACTTAGTAAAACCTCTGGCACCACTATTCTGACCCTCAACTAATGTTGACTTAGTAAGTGTGGCATTAATGTTCAGGGTTATTTCCTCTTGTAACTCAATATCAAATAAGGAAAGATCCCATGTGTTTAGTGCTGAATTAGCAACATCATAAGCACCTTGTTCCAATGCAAAATCATAAATTCTTGCTTTACCAATTTCTGTTCCAACACCAATAAATTTATTCTCTCCAACCCTTTGATCCAATAGAGAAAGGGTATTAGTGGTGTCAAATCCAACAGGAGCACTACCAGTGACATTATTAATTGCTAATGTGGGTGCAAAATCAAAACTTACACCAGTATTAGCAACTGTCCTTGTTGTTCTTGGTTTTGGAACATCAATAAATTGGGGTGATTCAATCTCAGCATCATATCCCCTTACATATGCTCTACCAGGAGAGACTTGAACGATCATTAAGTCATCTGAAGGAACATTACCGCTTTGTGTCGTTTGTCCAGACAGATAAACTCCCTTATTTCCCTCTAAATCATTCAAACTTTCTTTAATTTTTGTCTGTAATTCGCTAATATAATAGTGACCAGATTGATCAAATGTTCTTTTTGCTAATTCATTACCAAGAACATTATATTTTGTTTGATTATTAATAGAATTCTTTAAATTACCATTAAAAACCTCAGCAATTTGTACAAATCCCTGAGTATCAAAGTCACCACTTGTTTTCTTTGCTAATGTTGCAGTAATTTTAAATCTATCAGCACCTGGAGCAGTAAAATTGTTAAATCCACTTGCATTATCATACAATGAATTATCATCATCTGCTGTAATAATTTTTTCTTCAATTTGGAAACCAATTCTATAACTGGAATTGATTGTGTATTGGTCAAGAATTAGAATTTGATTATCAACAGTGACAAAATTTCCTCTTAAATAGTAAATACCTGCGTTTTGTGTAAATGCAGTGCCCGTAGATGAAGCACCAGATATGATAGTATTGGCAAAACCTTCACCAGTCGCAATAAATGAGTTGCCAAATGTAATTGGAGAATCTGCTGTTAAAATTTCATCATCAAAAAAAGTTTCTGTGGAGTTTCCATCATCACTAGAATCTTCGTAGTTCAAATATAGGGTATAATTTCCCTGATCAGACTGCTGATTAGTAATATAAGTAACAATTCTTGCTGTTATACCAGACGTTCTTCCTGTTATCTTTTTACCAATAAGACTATCAAGATAAAGATTTACAGGAACACCTAAAAACTCAGATTGAATCTGGATATTAGGAAATCTTGGTTTATAAGAAGTATTACCTGGAATAACAACACTTCCTTCTTTAAAAAGGTTGTCACCCATTGCTTCAATCTGTCCCTGAAGGATGGATTGAATGTTATTTAACTCCCTTGCCTGAATTGGATAGGCAGGTTTAAAAAGAACCTTATTGTAATTTTTAGTTGCGTCAAAATCATCAAAATAAGGAGCAACATTGAGATTAGTTTCCTGTGGCATAATTCTTTAGAATTGCAAAATGATTTTAACGTCTTCTTTCTGGGATGTAGACCTTGTAACTGGTGGTCTATTATCAACGTATATAATATTTCCAGAATATTTTTTGGATTCAGGATTTGCAGTACCCAATGTAAATTCCTGACCCAGATTATATGTCTTACTATTTATTACGGTACTTATACCTGAAAATGAAGTGCTAATCTGTAATGTGGCAGTTCCACCAACAATGTCTACACTTCCTCCTGAGTTTGCTCCAGCATCTCCGTCAAATAATATATTATTAAAACCGTATTTTGGAGTTGCATTTTGTGTTCCATCAGAGTTGAAACCTACATTGGTCCTATCCTGCCAATATTTCAAAACTCCAGTTGTTTGATCATACGAAATTACCCTACCCACTGCTGTTGAACCAAGTCCCACAGTTTGTATGATCTCAGCATCGCCAGCAAAGACAACAGAACTATAACCTGTTCCAGTCAGTCTAAGAGCATAAGTTGCTGCTGCTCTGGATGATGTAAGAAGACTTGTAGATCCAAATTGTTGTGGATTTTCTACAATTCCAACCCTAGCAAACTGATTACCTGTAATAAAATCTGGGTTTTCAATATCATTATCATATCTTGAATAAGTAAGAACATTATATGCTCCTAATTCAGAATATATATCATGACCATGACCACCTTGTGGTGGGATAATGACATTGAACACTGGTGATGTTGTTGCAGTTAAACCCTTCTCTGAAAGGTCAATTGTTCCATAGGTATAACCTGATCCACCACTAGTAACTGACACAGATTGTACTTTACTATCAGCATTGATAACAACAGTTGCTTTACCACCAGACCCATCACCTTTAATTGTAATATTAGTGTAGGTATTGGCATTACCCAATCCAGCACCTCTGTCCCTAATAGTAATAATCTTAAGTTGTCCACCAGAAGCAGCATTTGCTTTTACAGTTGATGTGTCAGTTGTATTACCCCAATTATTTGGTACTGGAATATAGTTAGTTGAATCAAATTTTATAGCATCACTTGGTTTGATAGTATAAAGATATTTCCAAATGTAACCATCACCACTAGACCCTGCTGCTCTGGGTTCTAAATCAGTAAATGTTGGTTCATCAAGTGAAGGACTTCCTTTAAAATTATTTTCTGGAAGAGCATTATTATAAAGACAAATATAAACTCTAAAATCACTATTCATCACAAAGAAATTGGATGAATAAATGTTAAATGAACCAGATGGTTGTGAGGGGTTTGTCCTGGTAATATCATTTCTCCACATATCATAGATATTTCCAGAAGACCAAGTATTCTTGGCAACAACCTGAGTCACATCACCAGAATTTACCTTTTTCAAGGCAATCATTGTGTCCCAATAATCATTAGATTGATCTAAACTATCCTTAGGAGATGGGGGAGTAGATTCCCATGTGGATGAATAATCAGTTGCATTTGGTAAACCAATGAATGTATAATAAGAATTTGTGGAGGATTGAACTCCTGCCACAAAGTTTTTAGCATTCAAAATACGAAGCTGATCAGTTATAATCGCAGCCATTTTATTAGGACTTTTTTGTTTATTTATAGGGGATTAGATGTAGTTTTTAAATTTCAGTGATTGAGTTCTATTTACAAGACCAGAGGTGGATATACCACTTACACCATCCTGACCATAGAAATTAAAAGTTTGTGGATTTACTCTTTCAGCAAATTCAATCTTACCCCAACTAAAATCACCAAGGAAGAAACTTGTAGTGTGAGCAATACCTGGACCATATGTGTCAACATTACAAACAATCCTTCTAACTGATGTCACAACACCAACATTGGTTTCATGAACAACTTCAACTTGCTCTGTTGTTGCTGTGGCAACCTGATAAACACAATCTAGGAATGTTGTAGCAACAGAAACAGGTGAAGCAAATGTGCTACCTATTGATACATGAGTATTTTGAATTACAACATAATCACCAGCAGACAAAGTGCTTACTGTAACAGCAGTTCCTACAAGAGAGGCATCTCTCATAATAGAATTGATTGGAATATAGGTGTCAAAGAACAATTGCTGTTGTGATCCAGTAGCAGTGCTTCCAAGACCAACTACAATACCACTATCACCAGTGTAGGAACTGGCATTAATGGTTTCATGAGTTAGTTTTGGTTCTTCAATTAATACAAGTGGAGCAGCAGAATAACCTGCACCACCATCAGTTACAGTCATTGAAGTAACAGATCCATTACTAATAGTTGCTGTGCCAGTTGCTCTTGTGGTGGTTCCAGCAATTGAAACCTCAGGAGCAGAGGCATATCCTTGACCAGCATTTGTTATGGAAAGGGCAGTGATAGTCCCTGCTGTGCTTACTGTGGCATCTGCTGTGGCACCTTTAACTGTATTTTGTGAAGTAAGAGTAATAATGTCTTGGAATGCTCTATTATTTGTCTCATTATTGCCATCAAACAATGGCCTGACAGAATCAACATAAGCAACTGTTGAACCAATTCCCACAGATGATGTAAGATATGAAGTGGGGAATATATTAGGTTCATACTTTACCCTATCTTTACCAACAAACTGACCATTAATTTTTCTATCAATAGTTTGTTTGCACCACACAAGAGGTCTAGAAATGGTCTTATCAATTGCCAAACCAGGACCATCATAAAAGTTAGTAGCAGCAGCATCAACTGTTGTGATTCCAGTAATTATTCTTTTATTCTGATTAAGAGTTATTGACTGACCATTTTCAACATCAGCAGATAGTTGAATAGAATCACCAATTTTTATTGTTTCAAGAATTTCATTAAAAACAACATCAATATCACCAGCACCTTTGTAAAAAAGGATTCTAGATGAATCACCCTCTGGAATACCTGATCCTGGTCCCTTAGGTGCTTCATTAAATGTAATCTGACTTCCACCATCAAATGTGTAAGATTCGCCAGGAACTTGAAGAATATCATTGATAAAAACTAAGAGTGTTTGATCTACTTCAATATTAGAATCCCTTGCTGCCACAATTGATACTGGTTCACCTTGTAATGTAAGGGGGAATACTCTATTGACACCATTAAAGTCATCATCAATTCTATCAAGAATCTGAAATTCTCCTGGCGAGAATCCATTGAAATTATCATTATATATTTCTTGGATAGTGATTTGAAATTCATTAAATGTTCCACTTGTAGGAATACCAGTGGCACCACCTACAGGAACAGTCAGTATTTCATTTCTCTTAAATCCATAACCAAAATCATTAATCTCAAATTCAATTACACTTGAACCCTGGCCAACTTTGATATTGATTGAAGCACTTTGACCAGTTCCTGCTATGGAACTTGAAGAATATGATAGAGGAATATTATTATAATTCAGTGGTTGATCAATAATAACAATGGGAGGATTGGTGGTTGTATATCCAGATCCAGGATTTGTAATGTTAATACTGGTTACTTCGCCATTAGATACTAGTGCTGTTCCAATATTTTCAAGAACAGGAACAACACCATCATAGGTTTGTACACCCACATTGTAAGTGGTAACAACACCAGTTCTATAACCAGAACCACTATTTCCAATGCTGATTGATTGAATAGTACCAGCAATTGAAACAACAGCAGTGCCACCAGCAGAAACAAGAGGTTGATAACCAGAACCCTCAAAAGAACCAACTGAAACAATCAATCCACCAATAGGAAGATTGCCAAGATTTTGGTCATAACCAGTAGCAGTGCCAATATTACTTCCTGAAAATCTAACAGTTGTTACACCAGCACTTTCAAAGTTCTGATATTCTCCTTCCTCAAGAACCTGAACACCCTGTTGTGATTGGAATATATTGTTGATAAGAAGTATTGTATTACTTGAAATACCACTTACATTTGCTGCATCATTTTTTAGAATGAATTCACTAGTAATACCAGTGAACTGAGAAGATATATCATCAAATACAAAGTTATCAGTGTATGTCTCATCTGATCCACCAGGAGTCCCTCTCTTGGTGAATACTCTTCCACTAAATGTAGATCTAGTAGATATGTCAGTATAATCCCTTTCATCAGGTGCTGATGTGGATGTGGATAATGGAACATTGCCATATGGAGCACTTACAAAATTAAGTGTATTGCCAGTAATTGTATAATTGCCAGTAAATTTCTCAATAGTTGATCCTAAGGTGTGTATTCCAATTTCAGTGCCAAGAATAGGTCTCTCAACAAAAATAGTTGTGCCAGAACCAGTAACAGAAGTTACTCTCATAAATTCATCATCAATCTTAATTATATCATTAGATGATATTGTAGTAATTCCACTGGTTGCAAACGATGTATCAAAAATAATATCCACCGATAAAGTAGCACCAATGCCAGTTTTGGCAATGGGTGCTTGAATCATATTATCAACAGACACAAGCATTTTAGTGTTCTGTTTTGTAGCAGTTATGAAGTGTGAATTACCAACACCTACTGAGTCAAAGTTAATTGTATTAGGATTGGTTTGTAAGGCAGCAGCAGCAGAAGTGCAGAAACCAATTTGAAAATCATTAATCTTACATGCAAACAAATCTGTTGGTAAAATGGTTGTTGAACCTACACTTCCACCAAAGTCAGTCGTAACAATTCCTATTCTTTGATCAATTCCAGTAATTGTATATTTAACTGCTTCACCACTCTGGAAGAAATGATTGGGGGAGGTGATCGTGTTATTGATAGTATTTACACCAGTGACACCATTAAAATTTCTTTCAAAAATTGGGTTACCATCATGAAGCAGGTTAAAGTCTTTTTTAATACTTGATTTTGTACCTAAGTAGTTACCAATTTGTGTCTTAAATAAACCGTCATTATAATCAATTTGTGATAGATTATTAGTTAGAGAAATTTCTCTAAGATCAACAAAAAAGTTTTTAACTTCAACAGCAATACCTGGATTTGGAGTATAGACAACATTTACAAAGTTTCCAGATGTTGTTACACCAACTGTTCCAAGACCAGAATTTGTTGATACATTAGCAAATTCAACAAATTCTTGAGTTGGTATGGTGACAGAATTTAACACACCAAGTTCAAATATTTCATGATGATTATTTGCTGTATCTTCAACAGTGACTACTTGATAAGAAGCAGCATACTTCTCATCAATAGATGCTGTATCATAACTGCTTAGGATATGAGCAGTAGGTGATCCAGAGGAAGTAATAGAAGTATATCCACTTCCAACTCTGGCAGTGGTCATTGAAGTAAATCCAGTTGTTGAAGTACCTCTAACAGCAGAAACAATTTGACTGTATGATGTTGCTGCTATACCTGTATTTGGATGGAATTTAAGAATTACATTGACACCACTTATCTCAGCACTATATGTTCCAATACCACCGCTGTATAATGAGGAATTTATTTCGTCAATGTTGTTATATTCAACAATAGAACAATCAGTTCCATTATGAATGATATTAAGTTCAGCAAAATGATGCACATCACTACTCACAAGAAGGTTCAAAACCTTCATTGATCTATAACTTGTTCCAACAGAGACAATGTTAGTAACAGTTCCAGTAGAAACATTGACCTCTTGAGTTTCAAATTCAATAATATCACCAAATGATGATGATCCAGCACCAACTAAAGTTGGACCTATGGCAAAAGAGAATGATGAAACAAAATAATTGTTGATTGAGAATTTAATTGGGTGAAACTCAAAATTAAATTCAGTTGTACCAACGTTAATATCAAAGAATCCCAAATCTGGGAAAGTGTGCAACTTAGCATAACTGGTCATATAGGCAAGTTCATCGTCAACAACTGCTGTTGATACTTCAAACTGTCTCTCATCAGTGAATGTTGTATCCTGAACAAGGAATATACTCTTAACAAATTTTACTATTGGATCAAATTCTGAAATATTGGAAAATTTTTCAAATCTTTCATTGCTGTTAAAATCACCACTTATATTATCAACACTTAGAACTCTATTACCTTGTGATTCAAAGAAATCTGTCAGAATAATATTTTGAAAGAAAACTTTATTTGATGCATTTTTACCATTAACAGTAAAATTATTTTCTCTTGCATTATCAATGTCATGCCAACAATGAAGATCTCCCTCACCAATACAATCTACAATAAATGACATTTCAGCATCATTTACTGATGGTGTTAGTGTAAGATCTGAATTACTCTCAATTTGTAGATCAGAGAATTTTTTAAATCCTGATGTATGATTTAAAGCACCAACAGTATTATCCCATGTATTGAAAGAAATTGGCGACTTTAATGAATATGAGAATCTTTGATAGTAATCATTATCAGGTAACCTTTGAAGTGAATCATTAAGCATACCAGTGTCTTTCTGCCAACCATAAAAAATGGTTGTTCCAGCACCAGCAACAATATCACCTTTAAAGTCCCATCTTCTTACTACTTCTCCTTTTGTTCTAGAAGAATTACCAGTGATGATAGTACCAATGGGTAAATCATATTGTGATTTTACCTTTAAAATACCAGTGTCCTTATCATAATTATCCACTCTTCCAGTATTTGCATCCCAGAAAACAATCTCATCATCAAAGTAATTGTTTGTAGTAAGAACTGAATTAAATATTGGAAGATAACTATTAGGGACAACCGTTGCTGAATTAAGAGAAATAACATTTCCAAGAATATCTGTTGAGTTAAGATAATCTTTTAATGTGTATTCTACATAAGCACCAAATCCACCAGCATTAGTGTTTACACCAACCACTTCAAATTGATTATCATTGTACTGATTTGAATTATATCCTCTTCCAGTTGCACCAACTCCTATATTGACATTCTCAACATAAACAGTTTCACCAATAACAAAAGGATATTCATCATCACTATTAAATTGATTTGTAAGATTCAATCTTATAGTTTTTCCAGTTACACTAATTGAATCAATCTCAAAACCATTTGAATTATTAATTGGAATGATTCTAGGTTCAACAGGATATATTCCTTTTGTATTACTGTTGATTGTTACCTCAGGATCTCCTAATTGATAAGAGATGTCACAATCAACAATTTTATCAGTATATCCATCTCTTACTTTAAGTTGTGGAGATACCAAATAATCAATACCTGATGATGAAATTCCAATTTTTTCAAAAGAGGCAAGAGCATTAATTTCAACTATCTCAGGAAGATTTGCAGTTGGTTTTAATGTTTTGTCAGTTGGATAATTCCAACCAATATTGTTTGATTGGAATTTTTGGTTTCTAATCTGCCCAATAGAATTTGACTCAGCATAAAGAATTGCTCCTTCACCCAATGCAGACTTGATTGAAGAAATACTTGGAATTCTTTTGTATCCATAATTATTATCAACCAGATTTACATTATTAATAGAACCATATACATTCAATGATGTTGTTGTATAATTAGCATCGCTAGTAGTTCTATCATATGATACATTGGCAGATGAATTTTTAATATTAAATTTAAATGTTGTTGATCCAATTCCTATAACATTGTGAGTTCCATCTAGAATTGTAAATGATTTAAAAATTGTGTTGTATGATATAACCTCATCATCAATTATGAGGTTCTTTTCATCAGTTATAAAAGATTCATTATCATTAGTAAACTTATAGAATATTGAATTAGGAATATCTCTTGTATTAATAGTCAGAGTTGCATCTACACCAACTGTACCTGATGTAACAACATTAAAATTCTGATTACCCTCTGTTGTTAGATATTGATTTATAAACAGAGAATCTGTAAAGATCTCCATTTTAAATGCTGGGTATTGAATGGAATTTGAAGTAAATGACAATGATGAATCAGATAGATCAAACTTAAGGTTATCAGTCGCATTAATACTTGGATTAATCTTAGATAATGTTCCAATACCAGCAGTTGTAAAATCTACAAAGTTAGGAGAGATCTTCTTCAATTCAAACTTTTCTTCAACAAGTTTAATTGATGATGATGTATTAAGAAAAACATAATACATTTTCTCGCTTACTAATCCACCAGATGGTGTATTAGATTGGTGAATAATTTTATCGCCAGTTTTAAATGTATTAGTTGCCACACCAATAACATTATTTGTAACATCAACATCTGATGCTGAAAATGTTTGTGGATCAAATACTATTCTTCTGTTAAAGTTGTTATACTTAACAGTAATAGTTTCTTCTCCTTTTGGTTTTAAATTAAAACTTATCTTATCATCAACAAACAAACCATGTGTATTAGCAGTAGATACAGTGACATTTGTTCTTCTAGCTTCACCGGTGATTACATCATCAAAATTAGTCTTCAATCCATGATAAACACCAGTTCCTAAACTTGTAAAATACAACAATCCAATAGTTGGATCATTGATCTCAATATATTGAGCAATATCACCAGTTGATCCTACTCCAACCCTATTAGATGCTAATCCAATAAAGTCATCAGAAACAGGGGCAACAAACAATTGGGTGAATGAATCAAGGGTTGTAAAAGCAACTCCTGCTTTTCCATTATATACCTCAATTGAATCACCATTTGGTGTATATGTTAAAATATCATTAATTTTAAGATTGTGACCTGGAATATAAATGGTCTGCTCAGATGCAAAAATATTAGTGATACCAGCACCAGGATTATTAAAGTTTAGTGTAATACCAGCACCCACAACACCTTGAGTGGTTGAAGTGCCAATACCAACTGACTCACTTGGTTCAAAGTAAAATTCAGTATTTATTTTTAACAGTTTTGTGGTCTTTAAACCAACATTGATAGAGAATTGTTTGGGATCTTGGAAGAGAGGAAGATTTCCAGTATGGGCAGCACCAGTTGTTGAATCTTGTGCTCTTAATACTCTGATTCTATTATTAAGTGGATCACTATTGAGAACTCTCAATCTTTCAGACTCAATAGTAATGATATCATTTGGTCTGATAAAGGGATATTGGAAAGCACCACCAACAGTAAAATATGTAACAATACCAGTGTTTGCTACTACATCAATATTTTCAAGAAGAACATAAGAACCACTATTAATTCCAACATTGTAGAAATTATCAAAACCATCAAAGTGTTTTGAAAGACCATCAATCTTTAATAAAGTGTTGTTAGATATATTATGTGGCGTTGTTGTATATCCAACAAATTCATTTAATCTACCAACATTTGCAAATTCAATATTGGCAAACAAAGTAGTTTCAACATCCACATTGTTTACAAGTTTACCTCCTAATCTATCAACAGAACCTCTTGCTGCTCTACCTAATGAATCACCTCTAAATCCAACCCTATCATTAATTCTATAATTATCACCTCCAGTAAAGATACCAACAGAATCAACACTACCTTGTGATACACCTGTTATTTCAATTACTTGCTCTTTCTCTGTATTTGAATTGAAGATATAATCATAACCACCAAAAGGTGTATTAATCCTGTAAGGTGTTGTAATTCTTCTCCAATTATTTTTAACCAAGTCATAATCAACATGATTTGATATTTTTTTGAAGTTGAATTGATTAGGTTTATGTTGGAAACTATCACCAATTAAATATGGAAATACTGGTTTTTTAAGATTCTTAAAAGCACCACTTCCCTCTGTTATATCATTAATGGTTGCAAAATAACAATAAGTTCCACTTGGATATTCGGGTGTTACACAAAATCTTCCATTACTTATATTAAGATCACCTTCTCCAAAGAATTTATAATCTTCTACAAAGAAACCAAGAGGATATAAGTTAAGATCTGGTCTGTTAGATGAGGCAGCATCTGCCACATAACCAGAGATCATTCTTCTTACACCACCTCCATCAGGACGATCATATCCATATGGTCCATAAATTGGACAACCATCATATGCCCAACCAATAATTGGTGAGTGATACTTAGAATTTACCTCTTGTCCATTTAATAACTTTAAATCAGGATGTTGATACTGAATCTCTCCATTTGATTTATTACCATATATTATTGATCTAAGATTTCTAGGAGCATAGAGATGAGCAATTTGAAGGGTATTATTAATTGATCCTTCAGTAACAATGCAATCATCATCAGTCAGTTTATTTAATTTCTGTTCAAACTTATTGATAGTCCATTGATTGATATTAGCATCAACTCTGCCCTGAGAACCTGAGGGCTCTACGATAATCTGAGAATCATTTCTGTAATTGATTCCACCAGAAACTACAATGACAGATTTAATGACACCATTTTCAACAATAGGTGTCAATTTGCAGAAAGAACCAAGTGTTGTAGAAAGATAAGGTGCTGAATTATACCCACTACCACCTTGATTTACAATAACCTGAGTAATAGATCCGTTCTGAACAATTGGTGTTAATTGAGCACCAGTTCCAGATTTAAGAATAATATTTGGTTTTCTTTCAAAATTTAAAATCTCTGACGATCCATAACCAACACCAGATGAACTTACATCAGCACTTGTAATTTGTCCTCTGAAGATTGGTTGAACAGTAGCATTAAATTCATTTCCAAAATTGGTATCTAATCCAACTCTTCCCTCAATAGAAACAACAATGGGTTTATAATTAAAGCAACCATCACCCTGATTAGTAATATCAAGTACAATACTATTATCAATGTAATATCTTCTATCAAAAGATCCGGTTCCTACCTCATACAATTTAAAACTGTCATCATCAATCTTACCAACAAAGTATTCTTTATTGGTGCTTATACCACCTATTGGTGTAGTTTTTGTCTCATAACAAATA